GCTAAGCACAGTGGTTTAAAAGGTCTTGTTTTATATTTAAAAGCTAGCCAGGTGCTTCTACAACAATGTGTAGCAGGTTATCGGGTAGTGGATTTAGGTGAATTAAAAGTTCGTCCTTCTCGTAATAGAGCCGGAGTTCCTTTAATTATACCTGCTGGAGTAAGAGTTTTAATATCTAGGGATAGAGATATTCCTAGTATAAGACTTTGAATGACTTTATTGGGCCTGTATCGTGTTCTAGATTTTAGAGGTAAATTATCTCTAAACACTATTACAGACTCAGGTCCTAATATTGATTCATTTATTCCAGTTTGGGAAGACTTTTTAGAAAAGTCTTTCAAACCTCAACTACTTAAGATGATTAAGTTTCCTGAGCTTTCAGGTCCTAAAATCTTTCCGATTCTAAAGTCTGGCCCAACGGCCATGAGTTTAGATGACCCACCTGGGACTTCTTATACAAATTCATCTGTTAGAGCTCTTGTAATAGCAGCACGTGTTTGGTTACGAAAGTCACCAGACAATACTCTATTAGAGGCTCTAAAGCGTTTTCTTCCCCAAATAAAAGATTCATCTACCTTTCTCTCTAGGCTTCAAACTGTTGCCATGGTGTCAAATGATCGTATTGATCAATTTGACTTCTCTAAACTTTCCCTTGGGGCTGTCCGATATAAATCGGAACCTGCAGGAAAAGTTCGAGTATTTGCCATGGTTGATGCTTGAACCCAGTGATTGCTCCATCCTTTGCATATCTGACTCTTTAAAATTTTAAGAGCGATACCTCAAGATGGAACATTTGATCAGATGAATCCCATAAAACGCCTTCAAGATCAGTATGGGGATAAGCCGAAAGGTTTATTCTCTTCTATTGATCTGTCGGCAGCTACAGATAGGCTCCCCATATCATTACAAGTTAGTGTTCTGAAGGTCCTACTTAAAGATCTTGTTCCCGATTCTCAGCAGTTTGCTGAGGCGTGACGTGACCTTTTAGTGGGACGGAAGTACTCCGTTGGTCTAAAGCCTCAGTATAGTAAGAGATCTGAATTCACCATTCCTGGTGATATTCCAGAATATGTTACTTATACTGTTGGCCAACCAATGGGTGCTCTATCTTCTTGAGCTATGCTTGCTATCACTCATCACGCCATGATGCAGTATTCTGCATCACAATGTGGTAGTGATTCATGGTATGCGGACTATGCTGTTTTGGGGGATGATGGTGTCATAAAGGGGGCAAATCAGACTACAAAATATCGTCGATTACTCCAATTAATTGGAGTAAAAGCAGGATTAGCAAAATCTATTCTTTC